GCCAATAAATCCCCAATCTGTAGTTTGCCTTGGTGTATAAGTGTCTCTTGTGTTATACCCAAATCCAGCAGAGCTTGCCTGCAATTGACCAGCAGATCCATTTTGTCCCGGTTGATTTTCGTATGGTTCAGTTGGGTCTTTGTAATAATAACTGTAATAGTTATACCACATGTTCCTAATCAAGTCGTCTTGATCATCGTGGAGGGTTATCTGAACAGGGTCATACTCAATCTTGGTTTGCACTAATCGCTTTCTGTTATACTGATTCAGTGTATCTACACCTATAGTATAATTCGGCAACTGAGCGGTCTTTACCATCAACCCAATTGTCCCAACATCGTTTCCGAAAACATTTGCTAATGCTGGGATTTGGGCCGTGTTTAGATTAAAAAATACGTGAAAAAGAAACTTATAGCGAGGCAGAAGGCCATAGCCATTAGTTCTGAATGTTTTGGATGCATGCTGATAGTCCTTAAGACCATCAGCACCAAAGAACCCTTGGAGGAAATCTTCTCCAAAATATGCCATATTCTTAGCCTATTAGGTCGTGCTAGTGGCTTGACCAACACCAGTAATAACATCACCAAGGGTTCTACCAACGGTAGCACCAACACCAGAACCAATCGGTGTCTGAATTGCATTGTCATACTGAATAGTCAGTGCGATTGTGACCGGGGCGCTTTCGCCATAGTTCACATCTCCATAACTAACAGACTGTAAATAGCAACCCAGAAGATTCCATGTTTCTAATGCAATCGGGGTGTATGTTCCATTACCACCGTCAAGAATTTCTAAAACTGTAGTAAATTTGTAATCAATACCAGATGATGCACTGCTCTGCTCTAAGAAGTCTAATTGCTTCTGTAGCTGTTCGCCAACTAACTTTGACACCATACCGGACGCATCGTCTCTTAGTGTGCAAGTAGTCGGTTGCCAAGTATACTTACCAGCAAGCTTAAGTGTGCTGTTGTAAATTGGAATAGCAATGTTTTCAAATTCAAGGTCTGGTCTCTTGAAATCCATAACCTGTTTGGTCATTTCTGTTACTGGACTGCTTACTCCAAAATTCTGGAAAGATACGCGAAAGCGATACTTCAGTTTTGGCATTAACAAGCCTTGTGAGGGTGAACTCTGATCACTTGCTAAAGGCGCGGTCATGTTTGATAATGATGATGTTGCCATCTTTATTTCTCCTATATACTATTATTTATCGTAAGTGGCCCAAGTATTTTTGGGCCACTTAACGCTCCTTATGCGCCTGCAACTGCTCCGGTGCCAGTAGATGTGCTACTCAGAGCCGCAATTTGACCAGTTGCCATGATACGAACAGGGATGTAAATAAATTCCACTGCGGTAACAGGCTCAATTGCAATATCAACCCACAGTTCATTTGCATCAATTGTCGCTGGTGTGTTATTTGAGTTATCACAAATAACCAAGTAGTCATAGATACCACGCTTCGCCACAAGGTCAATCATAAGAGAAGTTATAGCATTGCTGATCTGATTACGAGTAATCTGATCATTTGGCTCAAACAGATACTGTTTACCAATGATTTGCAGTCTTCCTCTCATGAACGCAATAAGTCTAGCAACATTGATACGATCCATGAGGGTAGTAACGTTGCTCGTTGTCTTATTTCCAAAGTTAACAATACCTACACCCGGAATGAATGTGATTGGATTAACTTGATTCTGATATAGAACATCGCGAAGTGCTTGGTCTACACCAAGAGGTAAGAAGTCTCCGGTTCTGTCATCAATATAACCAATCTGAATGGCATTATCTACGACACCACGACGAGTTCCTGCTGGTGCTAACCAAGGATAAGAAACAGAGTCACTACGTATAATGGTGCGAACCATCATGTGACTTGGTGCAGTTACTACTTGATTACCACTCAGGTCATTAGTTAAGCAACTTGGATAGAACACACCTACATAATCGTTGTAGCTCAACAGATTTTGTGGATTGGTTCCAGTTCCATTGTCATTGGTCGCCCAACTAACTATATTGGTAGGAGTAAGATCAAGTGGAGTATCTCCGACGATAAATCCGGTGTCACCGCGATCATCATTGAGAACTACCAAGTTAGGAATCAGTTCTGGGTACTGTGGGCAAGCCAACAGATTGAACTGCTGTTGTTCTTCACGAATAACTGTGCTAGAATCTACACCAGACTTAAGTGCCTTAACAATGATTACACGCTGTGCATTGCTACCGAAGTTAGGTGTTCCATCTTCGTTATTCGGAGATGCACTTGTCCACGTATTGGTCTGTGTAAACAGAGTCCAATATGTAGGATTTGTACTTGGTTGCAGATTTTCATTATACGGTGCAATACAGATATAAATCTGACCGCCGTCATTTGCCAATTGACCCGGTGTATATGCTATACCCGGTGACCAAGCATACGCTGGATAATCCGTTGAATTAAAGTAATCAACTTGGAATGACTTAACATTGTAACCAGATAGACGAGTGTTGAACAGAAGAATACCATCAGGGTAAAGTTCTGGATTCGGAGCATCTGGATCAACATAGTTGCTGGTCAGCATCTGTGAGATACTTGGAATCGGATCAGTAATTGGATTGGTCGTTCCGTTAGGTGCCCAACGAGCATCTTGGAAGATCACGCCATTGATCGTGGTTGAGTCATTATTAGCAATCTGAACCCACTGTCCATAGTTATTGACGTTGGTCCAACGATTAATAACAGGGTAGTTGATCAAATCAGATGTATCAATCCATAAATCACCATATGCAAGCGGAGACTGAGCCGCATCCGTTTGCGTGGTAGGCGGAGTTGGGCTGTAGATTGGACCAGCCGCATTGGTTCTGGTTAAGTTGTATCCACGAGCATCGTTATTTACGTTCTGATAACCCTGCCAGATGCCGTTATCAAGAATCATGATATCCTCTGCGGTCGGATTGGAATCATACCATAACTGACCATCCGGTGGATCAATAGTCGGTGCGTTTGCACTCGCAATATATGAGAATGGTGAGTTCATCGGATTATTGTTGATAAAGTTGGACAAGATTGACCCAGTCTGAACTCCATTAACATAGTTTGGGCGAACAAGCGGGATGTTATCTCCAATAAATCCAGCAATCGTTATTGGCGATCCTGTAACATTTTGTAAAACAATGTCACCACCAGTTGAGTGAGTGAATACAATCGCTCCGCTAGTTGAAACAGCCGCGCTTACAAATGGAACATTTGCAGAACTAACAGCCGCAACGAAATCAGCCGGTGTGGTTCCAGTAAGAATAGCAACACCTGAGTTTAGTGTAGACTGACCCGGTGCTGTAGCTTGGATCTGGAATGAACTTCCAACCACGAATGGTGCGTCTGGTGCGGCCAGTGCCGTAACAACAGTCGGACCAGATGTCCAATATTCAAGAATTTCAAACCCTGCGGTAAAGTCATTCATAGGTGTGATTTGTGCATAGGTTGTCCCCTGTGCAATTCCTAATCCACCCTGACCCGGATCTAACGCATAGATAGCCGATGCATCATTATTATATAGATTACAAGGCTGTGAAATAAATGTTTTCAGTGTTGAATTGAATTTCTGTATACTCAGATGAGCACCAAGGTTTACCTTATTGGTCTTCATCCAAATTGATCCAGTAGGAGCAGGAGATGAATCGGTTGATCTCCAACGTGGTATACTATAGCTTGGACCAGAGTAGAACTGAGGAACATTGTAAATGGTTTCAGCAATACCAAGCACAGCGAGCGTATTTCCACTACCGGGTGCATTAGAGATACTAACTATACCCAGAATGCTTTGGTCTTCTGTAGTTGAATCACCGTATATTTGTAACATTCCATTCATATGTGCAGAGTAAACACCAGAAATAGCGGCGGCGTTAATTGCATCAGATAATCCAACAACGGTATTCAATGGAGAGGCCGGAACTGCAATACTTGTTCCGTTAATGACAATAACGTCACCAGCGGTCAATGTAGTTGGAGCAAGTGTTCCGCTAATGGTAGGCCAGCCCTGTTGCCATTCTGGACTTCCCACTTGAACCCATGTATTATAGTTCTGAAGAAGAGTCGCAGAAGTTGTATCTAATGCAGTAGGGCCACCTCTCTTAAAGTAATATGGATTCATTGAATCAACTGCAACAACTGCATAATTTCCGATTGTTCCATACGTTTGAAGAGGTACATTATTGACATCTACATATGCCGGATTCGTGATAACACTGGGCACTTCATTGGTGAATCCAGCAGTAACGATATTCCATTGGAAAACACCAAACAAACTTGCATTCGTATCAAACCAGAAGGTTCCAGCCGGTGGGTTACCAGTTGGTCTTACCAGAGATGCAGTGAGTTCTGCCAAGTCAATATCTACACGTTGGACATAGCACTGATTGGTAATACCAAGGGCAGAATGCGCGGCAAGTAAGCCGTATTCATTCAATTCATAACCATTGATAGGTGTTCCATCAGATGTGTTATAGAACAATGGGTTTCCGAAGGTAGCCGCAAGTTCACGTTGGCTAGAAATTTGGTAAATAGTATTTGCGTTTGCAGGGATAGTTCCGGGCGCAACTCCAATGCCAGTACCAGAAGTCTTATTAGACGCAGTTGCGATTAAGAAGTATGGGACCGAATTGGTAGCCGCTGGAAGATAATTGCTTTCGTCAACAATAGTGACTTTAACGCCGGGTGATAATAGTGTCATAGGTGAATCCTCTCATTCAATATACTATTATTTATAGGAATCACTTAAAAAATGCCTTTACTAAATACCTTTAATGAAGGTTTGAAAAATGAAAGGAACTCCAAAAAAAGACCGTCCATTATGCAAATCATGCAATATGAGACCTGCGGCAATAAACTACATCAGAAACGAAAAGACCCATTATAGGAGCCTTTGTCAATATTGTTTGGACCGAGGCCGGAAACCCGTTCCATCAAAGCCAAGATGGCAGAAGTCTGGCTACAAGAAAAAAGAAAAATGTGACCGTTGTGGATTTAAAAAACGATACGAAAGTCAATTGATCGTTTACCACATTGATGGCAATCTTAATAACGTAACGGAACACAATCTAAGGACTGTGTGTTTAAACTGTAGTGTAGAAATCGCCAAGATAGACTTACCTTGGCGGCGAGGCGACCTAGAAGCAGATAACTTCTAGTAGACTATTTGATTTATTTGCTTATATAGGTTATCTAACCCTTCTTTGCTGTTATCAATGATATAATCAAAATCAGCGTGAACCCATGAATATTCGCTTGCGTGAACGCCATAACATTCAAGCACTTTTTTATCAGATTCATTTTGGTGGCGATTGTAAGATATGGCATTCTTAATCCAGTCTGGCTCTGGACCTCGCTTAACGCGAACTATGATACCACCATATTTACGCATAGCATCCATTTCATTCACGAAACGACAATCTGAAATAACAATGTTATCTTTTGTTTTACGAAGTTTATTTTCAAGACTTGCAATCCATATTTCATCGTGAAACCCTTGTCGCAATACTTCTGTCCCCCAGTGCTGAAGAACCCATCGCGGAGTCAGGTTTGGTATTTCAAGACGGGTTGCCCACCAAGAATCAACTTCCTCTCGCCATTCGCGACTTTCTTGAGTGCTACCTTCTAGCAGGACTCTATCCCATCCAAAAACGATGCTAACTGCATCCTTGAGGGTGTTGGCAAAACTTTCTTTGCGAAAGTGATGAATGTTGGCCAAGTAATCTGCTACCGTGTCCTTTCCGCTACCCATGAAGCCGCATAGTGCTATAATTTTTGGTGTTTTTTCTTTATTCATAGATACCCTTTTCTAAAAAGATGTAGCTTATTCCCATATCTACCACAGTCAACCGCCCCTGTTATTTGAGTAAAGTCTACAATTGCTGTCTGAACACTTTCGTAATCTCCGTTATAACAGAGAAGGTGACCTTCTTCGGCCAATAATTCATATGATTTTGTTAGATCTCGGAATGTACCAGCATATGAGTGATCCCGAGTGACAATGATAAGATCAAATTTATTGTATCCCGATTCAGGAAATTTATATAAATCACGGATCTGTGACACAAGTATCATGGTATTTTCTCCAAAATACTTCCGACATTCGTCTAATAAGCGATCTTCTGTGTCCAATGAAATGACGTTGCCATTACCAGTGTTTCCGAGTGTTTGAGATATGACGGCAGTAACAAATCCGCTATGGGTTCCTACTTCAAGTATCATAGATGGACTTATGACACCAACCAAGGATTTTACAAAATCTACATCTTTGACTTCAAAATGAAGATTATCATAGCCGATAATGTCGGCTATTTCTTTTGAAATATCTACATTTGATGGAGCATTTTGTATTAGATGGTCTTTAACTATCTCCAGTTGGATGTGTGAAGGAAGTTTTGTAAAATCTTCAATAGTATTGCACTCAGGCCATGAATCATCTTTGATGGCGCGGTATAACCCATCCCATTGATCCATACTGTCTTCCAAGTGTTCCGTTGCTGTCTTTGACAATTTAAATCTCCAATTATGACTTTATTATCTATCATTATCGGAGACAACGCAAGCATTTTGGTTAATTTATCCTATTACCCAAACATTGTCAAGCAAAAAAATCTTCAAATAACTGTTCTTTGGTCTTGTCACAACGTGGACCTTTGGCAGAATTATCTTTTCTTGATAGCATTTGAAGATTTGTCCAATGCCCAATTATATATGGCGGAATATTATTGGCAAATCCCCAATGCTTGCTATAAATGTGGTCTACTACCCAATCTTCTCCACGATTCAATCTTTCTGGATTTATTTTATCAAAGTCTTTAGACCAACTGATATTGGTATAATAATCAACCCACCAATAATATTGTTCCTTTTCTGTTCTTAAATGAAGGGGTGTTATCCAACCATTCTCAATTCTTTTTTCAAAAGATGCCTTTATAGAATCGGGATGGGCAAGGATATTTTCAACCCCATATTTTTCCAACATAGTTTTCTTTGTTTTCTTTGCCCTATCTTTATGAGATATTTTTATTTCCTTAACCT